TAAGGAGGTAGCGTGTCAGAACGTTGATGGTGCTTTGCGCGAGTGGTTTTTCCATGGTCGTGAAGTTTTCGATAAGCGTTTAGCGCAGATGAAGCAAATAGCTGAAATAGAAGATCTGCCATGTACGACATTGAACTTAGATTTTGATGAGCGCGTTGTTCGTTGGAAGGAAAAGTATGGCGTTGAGGATGAGAATTACCAACCACATTCTGCTAGTGAATCGGATAACAGTGGCTTTACCGTAGATTGTGATTACTGGGAAGATTCCACGGTAAGTGAGGTAACTGATCCGACGCCAGTCTCCCAAGAAGGGACGATAGTCAACTATGTAAAGTCCATGTTGGGTAAGCCTGCATACGAAGAATATACTATTATTTCGACACAATGTGGCCAAGGAGACTTGGTTTATATCACTGAGGAGGCTGTGTTAGTCGTCGAGTGTAAACGCGTTGTTGGACGCAAAGGAATGATGACTAAAGTCGTGCAACAAGCTGTGCGCTATACTAATATTTGGAGCGCGATCTTTCCTACTCGTACAATTTATGGAATAATTGCTACAGAGTATGGAATGCAATTAGTGCACATGCATGGGGATCCCGTGTTCCCCGCTCCATACACGGATTTTCTTGAGACTGTACCCATTTTGTGGTAAGTCTCATCCCCGACCACCATGTCGTTAAACTGGGCGCGGCGCGTGTGAGTGTCGTAGTTCTACGGAAAAGCCAAAATCACACTTATCGTATTGGTTACATACAAGTTCGTATTTTAGCCCGTTTATTACGACTTGGAATGCTTGCGATAGGAATGGGGGGTATTGAAACCTGAGTGCTATTTAGTTACCGCAGAGTCCCACTGCAATAAAACGTGCGATAGGAGTGTCCTTTGAGGCAAGGATGCTACCTGTATAAATAAAGCGTCTCACTAACACTTTTAATAAAGTAGAGTCTGCTGAAGACTTAAAATTCAGCGAGTATGTACCACAGGCTGGCGAGCCTGGTACTACCATTGCCCAAGGTAGTGGTCAAAAGTTGGAATCCATTACTGGATTCTCCGACCAGTTGGCTGGTTGGACTACCTCCATATCGGAGAGTCGCGACGCTACGTATAATTTAGCCAACAACAATGATTCAGATTTAGGAGATTTCTTAGGTCGGCCCGTTAAAGTTCTTGAAACTCAGTGGGTCGTTGGACAGCCTTTGTTTGAGAGATTTAACCCGTGGGAGTTGTTCTTAGCAAATGCTAGAGTTAAAGAGAAAACATCTTATTATGAATTATTGCGTATGAATTTGCATGCCAAATTTGTTATTTCAGGAACAGGATTTCACTATGGCAGGGCTATTGTATCTTACAATCCCTATCTATATGATGAAGTGACAGTGGAGAGGAATTTCTTAGACCAAGATATTATCGGAGCGTCCCAGAAACCTCACATATTCTTGAACCCTACAAATAACTCGGGTGGTCAGATTGACATGCCATTTTTCTACCACAATAATTATATATCCTTGACGGATAATGATTCATCCATGATGGGGGAACTTGTGGCAAAGTCATTTGGCAACCTTAAGCACGCAAATGGAGGAGATGATCCGGTTACTGTAACCGTGTTCGTATGGGCATCAGATGTTACTCTAACTGTCCCGACCAGTCTTAATGCTATTGCAGCACGCGACTATTCACCCCAGTCTGGGAAAATGAATGCTGCAAGTGACGAATATGGCAAGGGGATCATTTCTAAACCTGCTTCGGCAATAGCTCATGCAGCAGGGGCTCTCACTAATTTACCTAGTATAGCACCGTATGCAAGAGCTACTGAGATGATGGCTAAAGGTGTCGGTCAAATGGCATCCAACTTTGGATATTCGCGACCACCAGTAGTTACAGACATGGTTTTACAAAAACCTAGTCCTACTGGTAATTTATCCAATACGGATGCAGCTGATGCTGTTAATAAGTTGTCTTTAGATTCAAAGCAGGAGTTGACAATAGATTCTAGAACGGTTGGACTAGATGGTCAAGATCAAATGGGTATAGTAGATTTCGCATGTCGCGAATCTTACTTAACCAATTTTTCCATGACCTCCACGCAAGCTCCCGATACCCTTTTGTGGAACTGTAGAGTGGGTCCTTCCCTCTATGATTCTGTTCCAGGAATCAGCGCGGAATTACACGCCACCCCGATGTGCTATTTAGCACAGGCGTTTAAGTATTGGCAGGGTTCCATAAAGTTTAGATTCCAAGCCGTCAAGAGTAATTTCCATACAGGAAGAATTCTTTTGCGTTGGGATCCTAAATCGCATGGTAGCACTGTCGAGTATAATACTGTATATTCGCG